TGTAAGATTTCGTAATGAACAAAATGTTATTCGAGATCTTGGCGGAGAAATTTGGCAAGTAAAGCGTGGTTCTGATCCTGAATGGTTTGGTAGTGCAATTTTAGATAATCATAACGATAGTAATCTTATGTCAGCATATGATATTCATGCTAGTGAATACAAATGGATAGACACTAACGATAAATTTGATTCTATACTATATAATGATGGCACAATCGAGGATCTCAAAAGTCAGGTCGAAGATCACCTTGTTTCCAGCGAACCCCAGATTTTTGCATAATACGTTGGCAGTTTGCACAAATTGTTTTTAAATTTGTAGGCCTACAATTATTTAAATTTCCGTCTATATGAAAAACATTAAACTGTTCTTCATGTTTACTTTTGTAGTTACACTTTTCACAGTAATCTTTTTTCTCATATCCTAATTGTTGCCACTTAGGAATACCATGATTTAATCCATTCCTCAAACATTGTTCACACAATTTTCTGTAGTATATTTTACCTGCTTTTTTATAATTAATAGCTGCAGGTCTTTGTTTACATAAGCATAATGGTCTCATATTGTATTTAGCTCACCTTTTTGGTACCTTTTTAACGGGCTTATATAAGGTGTTTTTAAGAAATTAGTATAAATACAAATAGCAAGAACACATCCAACAGGAGAAATATGATGGCATTAACTTCACCAGGCGTACAGGTTTCCGTAATAGACGAGAGCTTTTACACCCCAGCAGCAGCTGGAACTATACCGATGATTTTTGTTGCTTCAGCTTCCAATAAAAAAGCAAGTTCAGGTTCAGGAACAGCAATAGGAACTTTAAAAGCAAATGCTGGGACTCCATATTTAATTACCAGCCAACGCGAGCTTGGTGAAACATTTGGCGATCCAAAATTTTATGCAGATGCTAACGGCAACATGATACATGGAGGCGAACTAAATGAATACGGCTTACAAGCTGCATATTCATTGCTAGGCGTCACAAACAGAGCATATGTAGTAAGAGCAGATCTAGACTTAGGGAAACTAGAAGCAAGTGCTACTGCGCCAGGCGGCGAGCCTGCAGATGGCGCATATTGGTTTGACACTCTAAATACTATGTATGGTATTTTAGAATGGAATGGAGCAAGTATTAATACTACGGGCGGACAAACATTTACAGGCAAAACACCAGTTAAAGTAATTACAGCTACTTCAGACTTATCTGGAGGGGTTCCTAAAGGATCAATTGGCGCAATTGGCGACTATTGTGTAGATGCAACAACTACAACTAACAAGTATTATTATAAAACACCAGGGCACTCGAGTGCAGCAGGAGCTGCAGGTACTTGGGTAGCAGTTGGTTCAACTGCTTGGTCAGCAAGTCATGCAGCAGTCCAAGCTAGCTTGGCTAATCCTACATTAGTTAACGGTAATACTATTGTTATTAACACTACAACAGTTACACTTGCTGGTACTACAGTATCAAGTCTAGTTAGCGATATTAACACAGCAGCAATTTCTGGTATTAGTGCAGCGGCAGTAGATGGTAAACTTGAAATTTACTCAACAGGTGCAGACGTTGTAATTGCAAATGGCACAGGAACAATCCTTTCACTAACAGGAATAACAGCAGCAACTTATGAAGCACCTAAGCTTACTATTGCACCACATACAAGTGTGCCACAGTATAAAACAGGTGATTCAGAGCCAGCACCAACAGGTAGCTTGTGGTTGAAAACAACTACTCCAAATGGTGGTGCAAATTATAAAGTTAAAAAGTATTCGACTGCTACACAACTTTGGTCAGTAGTGACAGCACCAGTATATGATTCAGGTCAAGCAGCAATTTTTGCACTTGATAAATCAGCTGGCGGTGCAGGTCTTGATCTTGGTGCATTATATGTGAACACTAATGTTGAAGAAGTAACTCCAATAATTGCTAATACTAAAATTTATTCTAGAGCGGCAACAGGCGCAACAGTAATTACTGGTACAAAAATTACAACTCAAATGACTAGTGCTACGCATACATTTACTATGCAAGAATCAAAAGCTGCTACATTAGCACTTGATTCAGCTAAAACTATTTCAGTAACTACTACTGGAGCAGCAGGTGATGCAGATCTAATTGCAGGACAAATTAATGCTGCAGGATTTACAAATATAGTAGCAGTTGTTGATGCAAGTAATAGAGTTCAAATTTCACACAAATTAGGCGGTGAAATTAGAATTAAAGATACTGACAGTGGTTTAGCATTGGCAGGGTTTAGTGTTTATAACTTTGCTACAAAAGCAGGTACAGCTAACTTGTATACAGCACCAACTGGTGATACTGCAAGTGACTGGGTAGCTTCAAACTGGAAGGAACTTACTTATACAGCTTCTATTACAGCACCATCTAGCTTAACAGAAGATGGAATGCTATGGTATAGCTCAGTTGTAGATGAAGTAGATCTTATGATTCATAATGGTACTACTTGGGTAGGATATCAAAACTATAATGCTGCTTATCAAAATTGTGATCCAGCAGGACCAATTGTAGCAGCAAGTGAACCAACAACACAGTCAGACTTGACTGCACTTGTAGACGGTGATATTTGGATTAGTACAGCAAGCGTTGAAGACTATCCGGGTATGTACAGATATAACGGTACTACTTCTAAGTGGGTATTGCTTGATAAATCAGACCAAACTACAGAAGATGGTGTATTGTTTGCAGATGCAAGATTTGGTACAGATGGCGGAACAACTACTACAGCACCAACAGGTACTATTGTAGAGTTACTTACTAGCGATCATCTAGATCCAGATGCGCCGGATCCAGCACAATATCCACAAGGTATGTTGCTTTGGAACCTACGCAGAAGTGGATTTAATGTTAAGAAATTTGTACGTAACTCAATTGATGTTACTGCACTTAACATTAGAGCAGGTGACGCTTCAATGGCGGCTTACTATCCACACAGATGGGTAACTGACTCAGGAAATGCTGAAGACGGTTCAGGTACATTTGGACGTCATGCACAACGTAAGTCAGTAGTACAAGCACTACAATCACTAGTTAATAGTAACCAAGATATACGTGATGAAGATTCACGTCAGTTTAACTTAATGGCAACACCAGGTTATCCTGAACTAATTGGTGAAATGATCACACTTAATACAGACAGACGTTTGACGGCTTTTGTTGTAGGTGATACTCCAATGAGACTTACGCCAGATGCTACTTCACTTAACAACTGGGGTGCAAACGTTAGAAATGCATTAGAAGATAATGACAATGGTGCAGTAAGTTTTGACGAGTATATGGGTATGTACTATCCAGCAGGATTTACAAGTGATAACGCAGGTAACAACATTGTTGTACCAGCAAGTCATATGGCGCTACGCACAATGGTACTAAATGACCAAGTTGCATTCCCCTGGTTTGCTCCAGCAGGAACAAGAAGAGGTGGAGTTTCAAATGCAACATCAAGTGGTTACATTACTAGCGAAGGTGAGTTTAAATCAGTTGCACTAAACACTGGACAGCGTGACACACTTTACACAAATAAAATTAATCCAATTACATTCTTAAGTGGTGCAGGATTAGTAGTATTTGGTCAAAAGACTCGTGCTAGAAATGCAAGTGCATTGGATAGAGTTAACGTAGCAAGACTAGTTGTATACTTACGTGGACAATTAGAGCTACTTACAAAACCATACTTGTTTGAACCAAATGACAAGATCACACGTGATCAAATCAAAGCGGCTGCAGATCAGTTGATGTTAGAACTAGTAAGTCTAAGAGCACTTTATGACTTTGTTACAGTGTGTGATGAATCAAATAACACACCAGCAAGGATTGATAAAAACGAGTTGTACTTAGATATAGCTATTGAACCAGTCAAAGCAATTGAATTTATTTACATTCCGCTAAGACTGAAAAACACAGGTGAGATTGCAAGCTTAGGATAATATACGTAGTTAATGAGGGGTATGAATTTACCCCTCAGAAACGTATAAATAATAATGTATTAGGAGAATAGAGAAAATGCCAATCACAACACTACAGAATATCTCGATACCTACAGAAGGTGCGAATTCTAACTCATCATTATTGATGCCTAAGTTACAATATCGCTTTAGGGTATTTTTAGATAACTTTGGCACAACTGGCGGACCAGACGGTGTTAGAGAAATTACAAGACAAGTGCAAGATGTTACAAGACCAAATGTTAGTTTTGAGCAAATGACACTTGACGCTTATAACTCAAGAACTTACCTAGCAGGTAAGCATACTTGGGAACCAGTTACACTTACATTGCGTGAGGATGCTAATAATAATGTACAAAAGATTATTGGGCAACAACTTCAAAGACAGTTTGATTTCTTTGAACAGTCTAGTGCAGTATCTAGTGGTACTTACAAGTTCCAAACTAGAATCGAAATACTAGATGGTGGTAACGGTGCTAACGGAGCAGCAGTTATTGACAGGTTCCATTTGATAGGTTGCTATATTGAATCAGCAAACTACAACACATTAGCATATGCTACTAACGAAGCTGTTACTACAACGCTAAGTATCCGTTATGATAATGCTATACAGTTTGGTTCAGATGATACTGAAACAGGTATTGGTGAAGTAACAACTAGAGCACTAGTTGGCGCATCAGGCGGAACGCAAGTTACATAAGATAAAACTTAATTGATTGGCTTAACAAAGCGGGAGTAATTTAATAATTGCTCTCGCTTTTTTATATATGCACTTAACTACATAGGATAAATATTAGTATGAGTTTTAAAGATCCTTATCTATTTAATATTGACATGGATGTGCATTTACGAGATGCACGGCATGCTCATCAGTTGTACACTGAGCATTCTTTTGCTATAGCCCCTAAGACTAAATTTTTGTATCATGTAGTTTTTGAGCTATATGATGAAGTTAAAACTTTTGGCAGTAATACTGATAATTTTAAAAAAGAAATAGGAGTATTAGTTAAGAGATCTGATTTACCAGCATACCGTGTATCAGTTGAAAACAAGCAACAATATAATCGAAAAAAGAATATACAAACAAGAATTGATTATGAAGATCTTACTGTAGAGTTTCATGATGATAATTTAGGATTAACACGAGGACTACTAGAAGATTATTACAAATACTACTATGTTGACGGTAATCACGGAGATCAACGATTTAGTACAAGCAATGCTTTTAATGCAAGAGACAAATATGAATCACAAGTACCAAATTATGGTTTAAATAATTACAAATACAATCCTTTTTTTAAGTATATTAGAATATATCAATTAGCTAGAAGAGCATGGTACGCATATACACTTGTAAATCCTTTAATTACACAATTTAATCATGGAGACGTTGAATCAGCATCTGCAGGAGACTTTAATGCTAACACAATAAATGTAGCTTACGAGGGAGTAATATATTCAAATGGACAGGTAAATGAATTAGGAGAACCAGTTGCATTTACAGATCCTGAAACTCGATACGACAATGTAATGAGTCCATTAGGCTACTGGGATAATACTATGTCTCGAGGAGCTGATAATTTATCTAGGGAACCAACTTTATTTAATAATTTAAGAAATTTTGGTATGGGGTCTATATTACCTAGATCACGTAACGACAATTCACGTGGTAGTAGTATACTTAGAAATGTAGGAAGAGCACTAGGAAGAGAAGAAGGAACACTTGGCATGATTGGTGCAGGACTACAAGATTTATTTTCTGTAACCCAACCAGGAGGCTTACTAGGTTCACGTGTACCTCAAATTGATTCTAGACCTCCACAGAGTTCATCTCGATTACCACAGGGTACTGGAAGGATTTTAGATTCAGATACTATAAGAAATCAATTTAATATAAATCCGTCAGCTAAAGCAAGTTATATATCTAGAGCATTAAATAGTAATGCAATATCAAACCAAGATCTTGACTCGTACTTTGATGCTTCTGCAACTGGTAGAACTGCTATTGAAAATGAATTAGTTGATAGAGCAACTAGTGGCAATGATATTAAAATGCAAAAAA